TTATGTTTTCTGCCACGGCCCTCCTAAGTTGCCCAGTGAAAACCCACTAAACTGTTGATTTGTAACTCGATATTGAGATGGTCCCGATATCGAGAATGATTGGCGAAAAAGGGGGTTTGTGGCAGGTTTGGTGTCACAAGGTGCCTCAGTAGGGTCCCCAGCAGCGGGTTGAGCGGGAACCGGCAGAGGTGTCGGCAGGGGGGCTGAAACCACCCTTGGGGCCTTCCTGGTCAACAGCACTTCAATCCCTTTGACGTGTTCCGCAGCAAGGTGGATGTACTTCTGCGAGACCTGAAGGCTTGAGTGCCCCATGAACGCCATGATCTGCGGTGCGGTGGCCCCAGCGAAGGCCAGCCGGGTGGCTGTGGTATGACGCAGGGTGTGCACGATGAAGAACGGGTCTTGCTCTCGATGTAGGGCCTCCCGGAGCTGGGACCATTGCGACCTCAGGATTGAGTCTGTGAGGCTCTGAAACACGCGGGGGCTACCGACCCCCTTGGCAGCTTCAAAGACGGCAACCACGGACTCCGTAGCGGGCACAGCGCGGGCCTTACCGCTCTTGGTTTCCCCAGCATGCAGGATGACCAGACCGCCAGCTAAGTCGGCAGGGACCAGCCGCAGCATCTCCGTGCGGCGGAACCCAGTGTCGATGCCAACCGTGATGAAGTTCGCCAGGGCATTCAGACCCAGCCGCTCGCATGTGTCCAGCATCAGCTTCTCGGTCTCCTCCGTGTACCAGCCGATGCGACATTCCGATTCTTTCCTCCTGAGGATGTCCGGTAGGTCCTTCACCCACCCTTTGCGGCGGGCGTTGCGCAGGGACACGCTCAGGGCGGACAGCTTGCGGTTGATCGTGGACCCGGTGATTCCGCGCTCAATCAGCTCCGCAACGGCGTCGTCCACGTCACTCGTCATGAGGCTCACCAGCGGGCGGTCCCATCCGAGGATGGCGGCGATGTCGCGCACATTCAGCTCCGTAGTGCGTCGGCTCTTGGTGTCCAGCCAGTGGTCCCGAATAGCGGCCTCGACAGCGTGCCCCACAGTCTTTGCTGGGTCACCCTGGGCGCGGGCCGCTACACGTCGCAGCTTTTCATCGCGCAACTCGGCCAGCAGGGCCAGTTCAAGGGCCTCGGCTTCCGCTCTGGTGGAGGTCGTCTCGCGCTTTCGCGCAGCCCCTGACCCCACGGACACCTGAAAGGCGCCTCCTCGTTCATAGATAGGCATTCAATTACTCCTTAGGACGTGTCACAGTGATCCCAGCAGGACCGGCCATCCGCATCAGCACCGCGCGTAGGAGGCGGTAGCCGTCTGCGGTGAGCTGGACCACTTTCCGGCGCCTGTTTAGGGCGTCATAGTCAGATGTCACCAAATCCATACCGATCTTGCGGGTCGCCTGGAGCGGGCCAAGTGCATCGACGTGCCGCGAAGCGGACGAGAGGGTGGTTCCAGTCAGCTTTCCAAGCTCGGTCACGGTGCTGCCTGGATTCAACGCTGCTGCAACGAGAGTCTTGAGCTGCGCTACCGTCATATTCGGATGTACGCCCCCCAGTTCCTCCAACACCGCATACAGGCGGTTCGTTGCAATACGCTCCTCGATTGTTAGTTTTTCGTTCACAGCGTTTCCTTGGTCGGCTGTAGATTAGATGGAGAGGCCCTAAGAAGACCTCAAATCCACCGCAGTACGTTCGGTCGAACGCTGCATACGGCGGCGCTAAGGGGGCGGTCGTGAGAATTACTTCGTGCCCAGCTACTTTGACGTGCATCAAAACGACGATCCTATGTTATGGATAAAGAAGGATCATAACTACCGTTACCGGCAGTAACTCGATTCAATGATTGTCCCGGCAGCGGGAGAGGATGTTACACCGGACCTGTTGCGCAAGCCCCTGTTTCCATGGTTAAGTCGCGTTAAAACAACGGGAATTACCCGGTAATTTGAGTGTTTTTTGGTTACTTTTATGCCGGGGAAAGCCCAGCAGAATCGGCCACCAGAGTAAGCAACGGCATCGAGAAGGTGTGACATATCGAGAGCGTTTCTGTATCGGGAAAGAATTGATGTCGGAAGTGTTAGGGCGCACGGAAAAGAGTGGCTTCGGGGCACTCAGCCTTGACGGCCTCAAACGCCTCCGCGCGGCTCCGCGCTCGCACATAGACCTCAGTGGATAGGTCCGGCGTGAACGCGCACCACAGGGGGGCACCTCCACCGCCCCAGTAGGTCCCATCGGGGGCGTAGTCGCCATCCACAAACCGGACACGCTGGAGATACAGCGGGGACGGCTCGCCCAGGACGTTCCTACGGCCCAGCGGTGCCCCGTACCGACTACCGACCGGGCGCAAGAGCAGGATGTGGTTTATGTCGATGCGTGCCATGGTCATGCCCCCAGCTCGGCCAGCTCAAGGGGGAGCGAAAAGCCCACGGGGCCAGAGCGGCGCAGGCTCACGCGGAACCCCTCGGACGCCGGGAAGCGCCCAATGGTGGCCTCGACAGCGCTGCGGGTGACCCCCTCGGGGAACACCACGCGGGCGTATTTGGCGAACTTCTGGGCGGGACAAGCGCGGCGGGTGATGTTCAAGATCGGGCGGATTTCGTTTGTCATATTGATTCTCTGAAAGGAGTTTTCTGCGGCCACGTCAAGCGGCCCAAACGGCAGGCATGTACGGGCCTGCATGGGTCCCCTCTGCGGGCCAGCTATGGACCGGGGAGATAACACCGACGAACTCGGGGGCGGCTTCATCGCTGTCCAGCGCCGGGAAAGTGACGATTCCGGGGTGATTGGGGCCGTTGTAGTGGATGCACGGAATAGCCGGGTTGCCCAGCCGCTGATTTGCAACCGCAGCAGCCAACCGGCCGAACAAGTTCAAGCTGTGGGGCGCGTATTGCGCCGGCTCCCCGGTGATCTGTGCCGGAAAGACATCCCGCCAAGGTAAGCCGCCTTGGGCATTGGCCGGCTCGGACCAACGCACCCGGACCAGCTTTTGGGTGAACCTTGGCTGAACCTCTCGCCGCGCCGGCTTCGGCGGTTTTGGGTCGATCATGTAGGGTGTTGGCCCCAGCTCGCGCCCGCCCTCCGCGTAGTGCAGGACGGCCAGGGCGAACCCGTTGGATGCGGCCAGGGTGAACCCGCTACGGTAGACCCGCGAGCGCTCCACCCATACCCCCCGATAAGAGCTGCGGATGTCCTTGGGGACGGTGAACCGCGCCAAGGCTTTTAAATGTGCTGCGGGCACGTCGATGCTAGGCATGGATTTTTCTCCTTTGTACGGGCCAAAGCGGCCCCCAAAGGGCACCCCCCACGGCCACTCTAAGCGGCCCCTCCGGGTGCCCTTCAGGCGCAGTTCTGGCGCTCAGTGCGTGATGACCTGTCCCCGTGCGGCGCCTGGGACGCATGCCATAGCGACAGCCTCAAGGGCGCGGATGGTGGTTCCATGGCCGCAGCCCGACACCTCGAAAGGCAACAGCCAGCCAGCCGCACGCAGCGCCACAGCAATCGCCGCGCTGGGCTTGTGGTATCCGCAGCCGGTGACGTACCCCCAGCCGCTGGCGCCGCCCCCCTTAAGGCTTTCCGGGGCCGTCCACACGGATGCCCACAGGCGCCCGGCGCCATCGCCATGCCGCGATCCGTAAACGCGGGCGGTAACGGGGTTAGACAAGCCTCCTTCAGCATCGACCACGACAGCCGAATAGGCGTGCAGCAGCTCTTTTTCGGGGCTCATGTTCCGGGCGCGATGAGAGCCTAGGCTCGTGGGGTCAAAGGTGACTAGTTCCGCCATGGTCACTCCCCTGTATCGCCATCGGCGTGCTGGGCTTCGTTCACAGCCTCTGCCAGCTCGGGGCAGTCGTGAAAGAGGTCGTAGAGGTCACTCATCTTCAAATCTCCGTTGGTGCTTGATCGGTAGGGGCGAATCCCCCCAGAGAACCCGGCTCGGACCCTCTGGGGGGACCTCTCGGCAAACCCGAGATAGTCCCGATATCGAGAGGGTTAGGACGAACGAAGGCCCTCTAGGAAATGAGCCTCAAGTCCCTGGAGGTCTCCTCGGTGGGTGTCCGCGTGAGCCTGGACGACAGCAAACACCCAGCTTTTTTGATCCTGGACGAATCCGCCCTCGGTGCGCTCGTGGAACCAAACCTGCCCGAGAGTGTCAGCAACGAACAGGGCGTATTCGATTGAGTCTGTACCGAAAGTGCGAGCAAGTTCGGTGAGCTGCATACGGACAGCAGCCAGTTCCCCGGCGACTGTGAAGTCACCCGTAGAGGCGATATGGGCCATGTCATGCCAGTAGCGGAAAGCGTAATTGGCCTCCGCACTGCCATAGATGGTGGCGTCCGATCCGCCTGCCCAAACCGGGAAGGGAACCCGCTCACACTGCGAACGGCGTACAGCAGCCAGGACAGCTTCGTAGGTCTCCGGGGCATCACCAGCCGGCTCGTAGCTGAATCCAACATCACGGGCCAAACGGGCAGCTCTCTGGATCATCCAGCGGCCCAGCTCGGCGCCTGCTTTGTTCATCGTGTATTCGTTGACGGGGGTCTTAATCAAGGTTTTCTCCTGGGTGGTTACGGTCTGTGAATCAAACCGATGTCGAGAGTATCCCGATATCGAGAGTATTAAGTCAATCGGAATTAACTAATTGAATTTTCAATTCGATAGTTTCAAGCTAAACCTCTTGGGTGGCCCGGTGTAGTGCCTGGAGGTGGCCTAGAGGTGCAGTGCCTGGAGGTGGCCTGGAGGTGGCCTGGGGGTGCCTGGAGGTGGCCTGGAGGTGGCCTGGAGGTGGCTCGGTGCAGTGCCTGGGGTGGCTCGGTGCAGTGCCTGGAGGTGGCCTAGAGGTGGCATGGGGTTATAAAGAATTCTGTCTTTATAACTAAAAGGAATAACAACTACAGATAGCCAAAGATGCAGTGATATAGCTATTGGCTATTAACAACTGGTTCATCATATCAAATAGCTATAAAGAACCACACCCAGTGACTCTCAAGGCCCCGAATCCGCCCCCCTGTGGATGCCCCATCCGCTGCGGTCCCCTTAAGAATCAATAGGTTAGCTCGCTTGTGGCAGGTGTCACGGTGTCACAGGCGCCCGGAGGGGGTGCATGGAGGTTCTCCACCGGGGAGGTAGGGGGGGGGCTTCGAGGGGGCCATGGGGGGAAATTCGCGCCGCCCCTGTATCGAGGGTGTCCTCGGACTTTTGCGGCTAATTATTTGGGGGCTCCCCTCAGTCGCTTCGCTCTTGGGTAGACCATGATGGCTGTACCCCGCTAAGCACTCTATTGGTCCCTGGAGGCATCCCGCCAGGTCCCCGCTGGGTTCGCCTTTAGGTTCCCTTTAGGTAATCAATAGGGAGGTAGTTGAGGTAGGACTCTCTGGGAGCGAGCTGTTTTCAACTCCCCCCCTACCCCCCGTAGATTGAACCTCTAGAGGGCCTTTACGGGGTCCCAGAGATAGACAAGAGGTAGGAGCAGAGAGAACATAAACCCACATTCCACAGAGTCCATCTGGACTCCTGGTTGGCTTCACTAGTCCCCAAGCGGCAAAGTTGCCAAAGGCCGCCGTCCTACCCATGAGTAGGGACGCTCCCCAGACAAGGCCGATTCACACCGGGTTGTCCAATAAGGGTCGTTTTTATTAATCGTGAGGTTTCATGCGGGTTCCTTGCTATGAAAAAATAGGCCACCTGCGGAGCCCTGGAAGGGTGGTCCTGAGGTGGCCTGGGGGAGGAGACTGTCTCCACTGTGTACGCTGGCGTAGGGGGTGGTGGGAACGGGGTTCCTCGGGGGTGTTTTAGGGCCTCTAGCGGCTTCCGGCCGTTGGGTGGGGGGTAGTAACCCCTGAGCCCTTTTAACGGCCTGAGAGCCCCCTGTTCGTGCTGAAAGCGGATGCTGCGCGGCCACGTCGCTTGCCTTTGCCCAGGGCGTTCCGAATGAAGTCCTTCAAGGTCTCGTGGATGGCCCGGTCCTTGTGGGCCTCAGCGGCTTTCTCTTGGTCACGGCTCAGTGCCTCAGACCAGTAGCTCACAGCTTGGGCCAGGGCGTCTATGCGGTCGTCAAAGCCCAGCGAGCCACGGTCCCGTGTGATCCGGGTCAGTTGGTAGAACAGGCTCTTGCGCGGCTCGTCGCGGGTGCAGGCATAGTCCTGCTCAATGACCCTTGCGTCCACCACTAGACGGTGGCCCCCGAGTACCGGCTCAAGTGTGCTGATGATCCGCAGCTCTTTCTGGCCGTGGGAGCGCTTGGTTTCCACGGTGCACGGATAGCCAGCGGCCTTGAGCGCTTTGCGCAACAGCTCGGCAAAGGTGTTCCCCTGCGCATTGGATTCCACCCGGATCAGATTGACACCTTGGCTCTTAGCGGCCTGGGCGATCTTGCCCATGCTGGCATCACTCGGTCCCATCACGGAGTCGGAGAGGGTCAGGAACAAGTTCCCGTGGAGCTGCTTGACCACGACAAAGGCGGTCTCATCGTGGGTGCCATCTGCGTTGTCGATGGTCATGACAGCCCCGGCGTACTCAGTCAGCTCAGGGGCGTACCACATGGGGCGGTTGTACCTGTCCCCTGTGAGGCCGACAGCAGGCAGCTCGGCCAGGGCCTGTTCGGAGGCACCCGCCCAGGCGATCTTGATTGGCGCCATCGTCGGTGGCAGGCTCATCGTGATGAGGTCGGCGAGTTTCAACGGGTGCTTGTCCAGGTCGGCCAGCGTGGTGTCCAGCATGAACTGGAGCGCGAAGCCGGCTTTGCCGTAGGACACCCGGCGTTCCATGAGGTCATCGTCGGAGAACCGCTTGGGGTCAGTCGTCGTGCCTTGGAGCGATAGGTCTTTCTCCAATCGCCGAGTGATGAACGGGGCCAGGGTGCCCTTGTAGCCGTCGATCTGCTTCAGCGTGGGGTACAGCGCGGGCCACACACGGACTTGGTAGCCGCGTTCGGGCAACTCGATGTAGAGGCTGGCCTCGCACTGGGGGGTTCCCAGATAGATGACCCGGCCACCCGGCTTCAGGATGGCGTCGAATTCCTTCACACGCTCAGCGAGCTGGTCCCGCTGGGTCTGCGTCATGGAGTTGTTGGGGACCTCCACGTCATCGGGGATGATTACGTCGGCACGGGACCCGGTTAGTTGGCCGGTCACGCCGACTGATTTGACGGAGGGGGAGTGGTCTGCGCGGGACGGCCCCACGTCAAAGGCGATCATGGAGTCGCGCTGGCCGCGTTTCGGTTGCAGGTGTTGCACCAGCGGCATCTCCGCGATGATCCGCTTGACGAAGCTGGAGAATTGGTCGGCCCGGTCTTTCGAGGCGGACACCACCAGGATTTTTTGCTGCGGGTCGTTCCACAGCAGCCAGACCACAAAGCCAGCAGTTAGCCAAGACTTACCGACGCCACGGAAGGCTTCGATAACGCACCGACGCGGGCCGGTCTGGAGGTAACGGGCGATGTCGTACTGGACATCAGTGGGGGCGGGTAGGTTCAGGTGCTTCCACAGCAGGAAAACGAATTTCCTGAAGTCCTGCCGTGCTGGGTGCATTGCGTCAGCCAGACGGTTCAGGGGTGGGAGCGTCCCTGGAGGCTTTAACTTCATGGGCTCCTCGGGAAAAGAAAAAGCCCCCGCAGGGGCTACCTACGGGGGCTCGTTGACTGCCCGGTCTTAGATCAGAGCAGGGGGAATAGAGGTGACGATCAGTTCGGCAAGCCGAGTGCGTCCTGTTCGTCGTCATCAAACACGGGCATGGCCGCGAGGTCACCCAGAGGGGAGCCCGGAACGGGTGCCGCTTCGATCTTGTTGTCCTTCAGGTACTGACGTGCCACGTTGAGTAGGGCGGCGATGGGTCGGCCGTTCTCGTCACGAGCAGAGAGCGCCTGACGAAGCTCCCGTGCCAGCGCACTATGCAGCTCCTCCAGCTCAGGGATGGCTGCGGTTTTCGGTTTGTCTTCGGTCATAGAAATAGTTTCGTGAGGATGTCGTTGAGCCCTCCAGGTCCCTGCGTAAGCACAAGGGACGCCACAGCGGCGCCCACGGCGATCCACTTGATGGCTTGGAGGTTCTTTTCGATGCCTTGAAGGGCACCGCGTAGAGCTGCGTGCTCCTTTACGTACTCATTGCGGAGGGCCGTCTGCCCCCGCTCGGTTTCGTCCATGCGGTACTCCAGGATCGACACGCGGGCTTCCACGTCCCAGGACCCGTGGGGGAGCCCAGGGAGGGTCTGTTGCTGGGTCATGGGATGTAGGTGAGCGTCACGATAAGGACACGCCCAGCGACCAATGTCCCCAGCTCATCGCTCGCGGCGACGACGGTCGTACCCTCGTGGTAGACGTAGTAGAGGTGCTTGCTGGCACCCAAAGCCATACTCGGGGGGACACGGAGGTTGCCGTCCTGGATGCAGATCGCCGAGAGACGGATAACGCGGTCCGCGCCGATCCCAGTCTCCACGGTGACCGGCCAGCCCGGTGTTGTAGGCAGTGTCGCGGTGATGGTCTTGGTCGTGGTGTACGGCTCCCCATCGCCGTGGGCGACATAGCCAGCAAACTCCTGCTTTCCTGTCCACGAGTTGTCCCGGCCCAGGAGAAGATTGAACACGCTGCGCAGCGAGGTCTTTACGGTCGAAGCGAACTTACGGAGGACAGTGAAGTCATCCTCCAGCAGCTCCCCGGAGCCGGCCACAGGCAAGCCGCTCAGGTCCTTCGGGAGCGCGTTCTGGACAGCGTATTGGGCGTCACTGGCAGACCGTGCCGCATCGTTGCGGTAACCCATGGCGGCGTCCGAGTAGGACTGCGCAGCCGCTTCGCTAGCGGCCGACGAGACCGCATCCGCTTGTGCCTGAGAGGCGGCAGCGGTAGCCACCCCAGCACTGGTGCTGGCCTCGGCGGCACCGGCCGACAACTGCGCCACGGCAGAGTCAAGCTGACCCCGGTTTACGGCATCGCCCGCGTCTCGACCGGCAGCTACTTGAACCAAGCGGAGGCCACGGGCATCCAGCACACCGGCTGTTGTTTCCATCAGCGCCGCTTCAGCAGCGTCCTTGGCCTCTTGGGAGATGTATGCCGAGTACCGGGACACGAGGTCCAGGTCACGGGCGGTGAGCGTTGACACATCCTCAAAGGCGACTGGGGTGTACCCGAGTGGTGTCTCCCGGCGAACCGTCAGGACACCGCCAACCGGCAAGGGCACGGTCGGGTCAATCGAGCTGGTTTCTTGGAGGAGGTTGTAGTTGAAGAACCCCGCGCCATTCAGGTACACCTTAACGTGATCCGGCTCCAGGAACGGAAACGGAATTGCGTAGGTCACCCCTGTTGGCTTGGAGATGGTGTATTTCACACTGGTAGATGCCATGTGTTTTTCCTTCGGAAATAGAAAACCCCCTCTGGGAGAACCCGAGAGGGGGCCGGTAGGTGATCGGAGAGGAGGCTTATTCAGCTTCTTTCTCGTCGTATGGGTAGTCAGCGGCGACTGTGTTGATGAGGGATGAAATAGGCACGACGTTGTTCAGCGGCAGTAGGCGACCCCACGAGCGAACATCCTGCGATGTCGTCTGGAGGTCGTCACTGAAACCGTTGCGGACAACTTTGCCCAGCGATAGGACGCTCTGCACGGCTTGGATCGTCGGGTTGGAGGCCAAGCTGGATACGTCCGACGTGGTACGCATGCCCGAGAACACAGCGCCTGTGAGCATGCCCGGCCCGATGTCGTAGAGCTGCGGTAAAAGCGAGAGCTGAGCCACGCGGCCAATCGAGTTGGCTACGAGCTGCTTGGTTGCCAGCCTCTTGTCCAGGAACCGTTCCCGATCCTCCTCGCTCCTGCCCATAGCCGACAGTTGCGTGCGGGCCGTGTACGTCAGGCTGGAGAGGAGGCCACCCCACAGCATCGTGGATGCCGTTGCGAAGTCGCGGTGGTGCATCGCATACAGCATGGACTTGTTCCACGCTTGCATCACGAAGTTCATGAACTGGAACATCGTCTGCCCCACGGAGGTTCCCATAACGGTCACCATTGAGGCCAGATCGTTCTCTTGCACAACTCGCCGAGATTCCCGGTGGATCAGGTGCATCATCTTCGCGTTCAGCTCCGGCTCGTCCTTGGCGAACCGCTTGAAGTCGAAGTTCACCTTCTTGCCGTACTCCCCCCGACCTCCAGGCGCGGAGTATTTGCGGATGGCTGCCTTCATGGCTGCGAATTCGCTGGAGTCGAGCCCCATCATGGCGAGCCGGTTCGGGGTGAACACACGGGCCTCACCGCCTTCCACCGCAAGGTTCACGAGGTGGTTGGTAAGGGCCACGGCATGGAGTCTCTTTTGCTGCACCATCACGGCCGTCATGCCGCTGTAGTCCAGGACCCCGCTAGCGAACTTCTTCAGGCCCGTGTCCAGTGTGTCCAGGGCGCGGTTCGTTCGGGTGTCCCCCAGGTTCTCCACCCAGTCGTGCCGGGGGGAGAGCTGCATCCGCGCCACGTATTCAGAACCGACTCCACCGATGGTGTTCTCCAGGTGATCCAGCCATTCGTTCGGGGCTTTCCCGGTACGGGCGTCCCGCATGAGGCGGCGCAACTCAGGAACCGCTTGAAGCGTGGCCTTCCAACCAAGGGAGCCAACGAGCTGGGACATCTCCTGGACCTGGTTGAACATGGCCCCGCCCATCAAGCGGATGACGTTGAAGGAGCGCCACATCTCCAGACCTTTACGCCACCCCGCGAACTCCTCCTGGGGCAACCCCTGGATTCGGTCGAAGGAGAACTGAAGGTCCTTGCGGGCCTGCTCCACCACTGCCTGAGGCACGGTGGTTCCCAGCTCTTGCTTCGTCGCGGTGTCGATCAGGCGCCCGATATCGGCCTGCTTGTAGACATCCAGATGGTCAGCCAGAGAGATAGACGAGGCCGTCCGCTGGAAGTAGCTGTCGAGCACATCGAAAGCGTTGGTGTGAATGAAGTCATTCAGGGTCAACGTGCCCCGGTTCCCGGCCGAGTCAATCAGCGTTTCGCTGTGGTCCTCGGCAATGGAGCTGCGGTGGCGCAGGCTGGCTGCTGTGCGGCCCTTGTCCTTCTCAGGGCCTAGGAACATGCCCCGGATCAAGTCCCAAGCGTCGTCCTCAGAGAACCCACCGTTGCGCACCAGGACATCGTGCAGGGCCTTCTCATCAGCACCCGTCATCATGTCCTCCAGATGCGACTCCGTGCGGTTTAGGTGGGCATCCTGAACCGCGTCCATGTACCACTTGGCGAAGCGGCGGTGAAACTCCGGTTGCATGTGGCCGTGCGTTTTTGCGAAGGCGTTGGTCCACCAGTCCTCTACCGCACTCACCCCCCACTTCTGGATGGCAGCGTTCCACTTCATGATGTCGTGTTTGCGGGGGAGGTAGTTACGGTTCTTTTGCAGCTCGCCAACCCACATCGTGTTGCCCAGGTCGTCGGTCACCTCCTGCGTTGTCAGGCCACGCTTGCTCCCGCCACGGCGCATCGCGGGGTTGTTGATTTCATCCACCACCGTTTCCAGGATGTCCTGGGCGTGGCGTCCGGCCGCAATCACCTCGGGGCCGTACTGACCTGGGATGCCTCGGATGTAGTTGTTCACCTGCTCACCGAAGTGCTCGAATGCCACCCCTTTCTGATGCCAGGGGAAGTCCTTCTGGCTCTTGAACCACTCGTGGAACTTGGTGTATCCGACCTTGCGCATATCCGCCTGCCAGCCACCGCTGCGGGCAACGCTGTCATCCCAGACGTTGGCCCTGACTACAGCGTGATCCTTGTACCCAACCGTAGTGCCAAACAGCTTTCCAGCGAGGTTGCGAATCTTCGGGGGAATCTTCTCGGAGCCCAGGCGGTGCTCCAGGCCCAACCCCCAGCCAAACACAGGGGATAGGTCAGCATTCGCAGCCGCTGTTGCCTCCTCGTCGGAAACGAACTTGTTCGCCGGTTGAAGGGTTGGCCGGGGGTTCTTCCGGGTGTCGAATCCCTTCTTGGACATCATTGCGTCCGTCAAGTCGATCAGGCGGGCCAGTGCATGGGTGTCCTTCTTGGCGATCCCCAGTAGCTTGGAGAGACCAGACGTGAAACGAGTCCACAGCGTCGTCTTGGACCCTGGCACCTTGACGCTTCGTAGCCAGTCCTGGAAGCGCCGGTCGGTAAGGCCGTAGGAGATGAACTCCTTGGCGTTGCTGAGGTAGTTGCCCGCGTTCTTCGGGATATCCGACCGGGTTCTGGAGTGCTTCTTCACGAAGCCGTACAGGTCATTCAGCTCGCGGTAGGCTTGCTTGGTGTCGGACGACATCCTGGAAGTCCCCCAGCCCTTCATCGTGCGCTCAAAGCGGTGGACCGTGGCGCCGTGAACCATCTCGTGGATAAATATGTCCTCGGTCAGGCCGTGTGCTGAGCCCCAGCCGCGCCCACGCAGGGCTAACTGCAAGTCAACCCCGTCCGCCGTGTAGGTGCTCCGCATCAAGCCCAGAGCGCCCCCCAGTTTGGTGGACATATCGGGGGCCAGCCGGTTCTTCGGGTTGGACGATGGCCGTAGGTTGCCCGCCCTCTTGGGGTCGAGAACGGAGAACTTCAGGCGCCGCATGTCGATAGCCTCCAGGGACTTCTTCAGGACCCGCACGAGGTCATCGTTCTGTGAGAACCGGATGACGTACTTCGCCATGGCCCCCGGATCGTCCAGGGCGGGCAACTCCAAAACCTTGCCCGTGCCGGTGGCCTCCGTGTAGCGCGGCGTGTCCCACTCAGCCTCCCAAGGGTCTTGCCTCGGGGCAGCATCAGGGGCCTTGTCAGGCGCCGCATCTGGGCCGGTGGGGGCTTCTTTGGCTACCCGTGGGGGTTGGGGAGGGTCACCCCCCGCAAGCCCTTCAGGCCCCTTCAGGGAGCCCGGCTGGGGTGTCCCATCGGGGGCGTGCTCAGGGACGGGTTCCGGGGTCTTTTCCAGCGGCTTCTCAGGGGTGATGCGAGGCGGGGCCGGCTCCAGGCCACCTTCTATCGCCTCTCGCTCCATGGCGTCCCTGGCCTGTTTGCCTAGGTGACCGTCCAGGTCTCTGAGTTCCTTCGCCAGCGCTGGGGCACGCACTTTGGCTAACGAGCCTGCTACGCCCCCCACAGCAGCGCCGAACAGGGCGGACATCCACAGGTCGTCTGGGGTAGCTGTGGGGCGGTATTGATCGCCCACGGCGTCGATGGCAACGTTCGTAGCTGCGCCCCACGCTCCCGAACGAACGAGGTTGGCGAGGCGGCTGGTCTTGGTGAGCAGGCCCGCACCGCCCATACCCGGCAAGGCGCCAATCAAAGTCGGGATGTCGGGTAGGCCACCCACGATCCCGCCAGTCAGCGCCAGGGGCAGGCCCATCTCACCCAGCTTCTGCTCCTGGGCCATCGTCTCGGCCAGCCGTGCTGAGCGCATCTCCAGACCCTTGACCGTGCCGGCTTCGCTGAGGTAACCCCAGTGCCGCTCGGGGAACTGATTCAGGGTGTCCTTGGCGAGCGCTGAGTTCCAATCAAGGGGCTCCCCGACATCTTCAACGGCCCGGTCTTTGAACCAGTTCCAAGCTGTGTTCTGCGTCTCGAAACCCAGACGAGCGGCGCCAAGCACATTGCCAGCGAAGCCAGAGACCCCACCGAACTCATCTTCGCGCTGGCGTTGTTGGAAGGCGAGCTGGGTATTGGAGGGGCCTTGGGTGGAGGGGACGGTTTCAAGCTCCGTGAACTGGCGCCCGAGAGCCGGCTTTGGGGCTACTTCGGCGGGAGCTGCCGGGGCACCTGCGCGACCTCCGTTGAACTTGGACAGGTAGTCCGAGGTTTCCGCCCACGGCTTGCCACCACGTAGCGCCGCGACAGCCTTGTGGCCTCCGTTGTAGTAGGCCAGGGCCTCGTCCATATTCCCGTCGTGGCGTCCCAGCAGGTCCTTCATGAACCGGCCAGCAGCGTCGGCGGATTGGGTGAGGTCGTCAGGGTTGGTCAGCCCGTACTGTTTGGCCGTTGCCGGCATAAATTGGAACCAGCCTTGGGCACCTGTGTGGCTCCGCTGTCCGGGGCGGTAGCTGGACTCAATGCCTGCGATCTTGAACAAGGTGTCCTTGGGCAGGCCGTATTTTTTCTCTGAATCGAGAGTGATTCGACGGATTTGGTCCCTCGTGTAATTCGACACGGGTGCTCCTCCTTTTGAATAGCCGGCTACCCGAAGGTGGCCGTGGTTTAGAAAAAGAAAAACCGCCCGAAGGCGGCTTGAGGGGGAAGCCGGAATGGCTTACTTGGTAGGGCGGCGGCGGGGCGGATACAGCCGCTCCAACTCGTCCAGGTTCTTGGCTTCGTTGCCGTCCGCCACAGCGCGGCGATAGGCGTCCAGGGACAGGATGCGGCTGTGGAATCCCGGCTGGCCGTAGCGAAGCTGGTAACTCTTGGCCATCTCCAGTTCACGCGCGGCTCTCCAGGCCCCGTAGGAGTCCTGTTCGGCCTGACCGCTCAGGCGTTTCTCACCAGCCACAGCGGCGGAATTGATCCGTTGCTCTCGCTCGGTGAAAGTGCGCCGCTCGATGTCTGCGGCTCGGTAAGTGAGCTGGTGCCAGCCATCTCCCGTGAGCGGGACACCGGCCGCGAAAGCCCGGTAAGCGTTGTCCGCAGGGGACCACACGAGGTTCACTTCGCTGGCCTTGATGCCGGGGTGCTTGAGAGCTTCCGGCTTGACCACATCGTCAATGAACTTCTCGAACCAGTATTCGGGAGCCTCCCCCGGTGGGGCCTTGGGCAGCTCCGTCCGCATGTAGACAAAGCCGTTGACTTTGACGCTCACGGCCGGGCTCGCTAGGTACTCACCAGCGCTCTTGCGGGCGGACTCCAGGTCCGGGTACATGCCGGATCGGACCATTAGCTCGGTAATCCGGCCCAGCCGACTGGCGACTTGGACGGAGTTCCCGGTGGTGTTGGTCCCGAACATTCTCTGCACCCAGCCCCACTTGTAGAAGGGCTCGGCCAGCATCTTGGCGGTGTCCGCCTGCACTTGCTTGACAAGGCCCCGCGTGTGGTCGCTCAGGATGTCGTTTCGGTCCACGTTCGCGGCCATAGCTGCGGCAGTGTTGGGTGGCATCCCGCCAGACATCAAGATGCTGACGTTCTCGTACTGCTCATACGACTTTTCGCCCAGCATGTTCTTGAGGTAGCGGGGCTGTTGCCGGTTGACCTGCTCGAACAGCTTAATGGAGTCCATCGCGGCGCTGTTCAACTCACCCACTGGTTTGCCGGGGGTGGCCCCAGCAAGGGACGAGAAGTTCATCAGGCCAGCCGAGAACTGCGCCTTCCAGTCGGGGTTCTCCAGGTCATTGGAAGCCCACACAGCCGAGGCTTTATCCGGGGTCATCCCTGCGGTCATGCTTGCCACCTCCTGGGCAGCGAAGCGGTCCACGTCGAAGTCTTTCAGGCCACCCGTGGCGGTCAGCACCTGGGGCCGTTCGGCGCCCCGGAGGGTCCACAACTGGCCTGACGACACAGCGGCCCGGACGGCTTGCTCGGCACCCCAGACGGACCCGTCAATGGCGCCTTGCTTGGTGACCCTCTGCCGTACCTCCTCCTGCCGGGCTTGGGCTGCTCGGTTGGCGTGCAACAGACTCATGTACTGCGGTGTGGTCAGGTACTTCTCGTTGACGTTGGCGAAGGTGTCCAGCTTCTCGACGCTGAGGCGACCCTCGTCTGCGTCACGGTAGAAGTCCCGGAGCTGCACGTCGATATCTTGGCGCAGCGATTGGTCCCTCTTGTTCGTTGCTTGAGCCAGCAGGGTTGCCGTGGGGGCCTCGCCCAGGAGGTTGCGGATGGTGCCGATGCCGGGCAGCTCGGAGTCCACCAGGGATTCAACGAGTTCCGTGTGACCGCTTAGCGCTGCGCGGGTGATGACCTCCTTGAGGGCACCTTCAGCGGCCCTGCCGGGCATGTGGGTGCCTTGGCGCAGCTTCTGGTACTGACTCAGGATGGTCTTGGCGGCGTCCTGCTGGCTCCCCTTGAAGTCGCTTCCCGTCACCGTGATGAGGGTGTTCGCCAGACTGTCGGTGACCTCGTTGGTGGCCTGTGTGACCAGCCGCTTGTCGCGCTCCTGGGAGGCTGCTGCCATGAACTTCTGGCGCATCTGGTCGTGCCCCTTATCGAACCCCGCAGCGGCGTACTGGGATTGTCCCGACAGCGTGGTGTTCCGCTGCTCGGTGAGGTAGTTGTCCATCTCCTCTGGGCTGTTGAAGGTCATCTCCCCTGTGCCGATCTTGGATAGAACGTCCCGCTCAAGGGCTGCGGCTGCGTTACCCCCCCAGATGTTCTGGAGGGTGGCGGCGAACACGGGGGAGTCGGAGGCCATCAGCTCCTGGTTACGGACCTTCTTGCCCAGCTCTGCCACCGTCATCGAGTTGGCATATTGCTGGGCGCGGCCCCGGTCGGTGTGGTCCTTGGTTGCCTGAGCCTGTTGCGCCAGGAGTTCCCCTTGGGCGAAGACCTTTGCCAGCCCCTCGTAGCGGGCGCCGGGCTGCTGCTCGGTGGTGAACACCGGCTGGGCCTGGGTGCGCAAACGCTCTTGCCCGAACTGGTTGTCGGTGGGGGCGCGGTTCTGCATCAGATACCTCCCCGCGCCGCTTTGCGCTTATTCACGTAGTTCAGGCCGGTGTTGGCTATCTGGAGTCCGGCGCCCAGGTATTCAGCCACGCCTACATCGCGTATGGCGGCTTTCTGGGACACAGCGCCCCGGCGCAGCGCCTCTGCTTGGTCGGCGCGGGCTTGCGCTGAGCGGGTGTAATTGATGTCGGACGTGGTGCCGGCCTCCAAACCCTTGCCTGCCAAGTCGAGCAGCAGGGCGTCAACGCTAAGACCGCCTACCTCGGCGCCGGCAGCAGCAGCTCGGGCCGATGCCGTCCGGGACTCGGTGTCGTTCTTGATCTTGGTTTGCTCGACGGAGGCGTTCTCACGATCCTCCACGCCTTGGCGGTTTAGTGCCGAGTAGTTGTCTACGGTGGCTTTGTTGATGGCCTCGTTCTGGGCCGATGCGGCACGAGCCTGGGCGTTCACGCCTAGAGCTGTCCCGGCGATAGACAGGCCGGCGGAAATAAGGGCCGGTTCACACATGGTTGGTCCTCCAAAAGTTAAGGAAATTGGGGCGGGTGGTGGGGGAAGGCTCGACGGTGAATCCAAGCCAGCGAAGCCAGCGGACGTGCAGCGTGTTGCCCTCCCAGACTTGGTGGTGCAGCAGGGGGTACTTGAGGTGCATCTCTGCGACCACGGAGCGCGAGCCGCGCAGGAACGGCACGGCGATGTCCTGAATGCAGTCCGCCCCCAGCAACCACGGGGAGCCCCTGCCGTGGCCTTGGGGGACCACCCCGTAGATTGCTGCCACCTCTCCCTCAGCAGTCACAACGGCGCGTGCCTCAGCGGAGTACACCAAGCCCCGCATCAAGGCGTCGTAAGGGCCTGAATGGGAGCCCAAAGCGAGTTCCCTGAGGTCGGCGTCCCGCATGGTCACGGCCAGCTCAGCGGCGTCGTCCGGGGTAGCCAGCCGGGTGTGGGGCTTGTCAAACACGGCGACCCCTTGAGACGTGGTATCCCTCCCAATCGACGCTCAGCAGAGCCGGCCCCTGTGGGGTTGCCCCCGAGATGGTGACTTCCACGTCGGTGTTGCGGCCCCGCACGGGAACTGCGAACCTCCCAGGCCCAGGTTGAAGGGCTCCGATGTTGGCTGTCGAAGTTCCCAGTTGACGGCCTGACGATTTGTAGGTGCGAGGCTCGCGGCCCACCTGATCCACGGTCACTGTGAACAGGCCCCAGTCGTCGTGGTTGATCCACAGGCGGTTTACCTGGGTTCGCCCCCGTGACACCCCAGCAGAGCCGTTGCCGGACTCCTCGCGTAGGATGAAGCGGCCCAAGGTGGCCGACCACGGAATAGCCTCCCCGATGGTGACGGAGTTGGCTGCGTGGTCTCCAGCGAAAACCACTTCCAGGCCACTGGGGGACACCTCCCCGCGCAAGATGGACCCGGCTGGGTACTGAGCGGTGGCCGCATGGGTGGTGACCCAGTACACCGCAGTGGGGCTGGCGCTGTAGTCCAGGTGTGCGGTTGTCTTTGCCTGCCAGCCAGCCCCTGTTACGGTCAATTTGGGGCCGGAGTAGGACGCCTTACGGTCCACCCGGATGGAGTCAAATGCGGAGTTCAGCTCCACCTTTTCGGCGCACGTTAGGCCATCCCGTTCGACTGCCAGGTAGAGGGTTGTTCCTACCACTTCCATGGCCTGCACCAGACCGCCCATATCCCAGCGGTGCCAAGCACTCTGAAGGCGTTGACTTCCGTCCTGGTAGAACTGGTAAACGTAGATGCTGTTGCGCTCCCCCGCGTAGGTATAGGTCAGCAACATATTGTTGGCCGCTGACGCTCGGAGGATGGCGACTCCGTAGGGGATGTAGGCCGGGATGTGGCCGGTGATGTCTACGGCATCCTCCTGGGCGTCCACTCCAGACACGAAGTAGTTATAGAAAGCTGAGAAGTCCCCTTTGTCTGCTGGGAAGTAGAGGCTGTTGCCAAGCCCGGTGGGGCGTACTGTCGGGCGGCTCTCGAACTCAGTGAGCTGGCGGGTCCCTGCATTGGCTGGGCTCAGGTAGTCACCCATCGTCAGCTCAAATTGAGCGCGGCCCGAGAAGAACAATAGGCGGCGATTGAACGGGACCGCGTAGAACAGCGTGGACACCTTCGGGTGGTTGACGGTGACGCTTACAGGGTCCGAGTCCAGCAGGTTGATAACGGACGTGCGGTAGTAGTTGAAATACTCACTGGTCTCGGAGATATCGCAGCCTTCGCCTGATAGGAGGCCCATGCGATCCTGGAAGAAAAACAGGTCGTTGATCCGCTTGCCGACGAACCCCGGTTTGGGGTTTGATTTACTATCCCCGACCTTGCGCCCCGCCCAGGGGCAGGACCGCCACTGAATACCGTCCCTGTAGGGTTGAATCATCACGGGGAGGGTGTCTGGGTTCAGGCCGCTCACAGGCTCCAGGGGGTTCTGGGTCTCCTCCCAGGAACTCGCCGCCTCGTTGTATTGGAGGTAGTGGTCGCCGGCCGCTGACGAGTCGCCGCCTTCAACCTTCACGAAGAAACCAGGCGCTGCGTTGCGGCTGGGAAGCTCACCAACGGATCGCACCGTGTGGGACACGTAGCTCATCCCACTGCCTCCCGTCCCATCGTCAACCACGGTGCCGGCTGGTCCGGCTGTGAAAGAGAGCACGGAGCCGCGCAGGGACACGCCGGGCACGGCTACGCCAGGGCCTGACCACGCTCCTCCATCTTCAGTAACGCCCGAAGCTGGGCGGGTGTTGCCCAACAACTCGTAGAGCACCATTGCAATCACCGTGGTGTTTGTGAGGCGGCTGTGAGAGGCGCTACCGCCGTCTGGGGTGGTGTAGGAGTAAACGCCATAGCCCGGCACGGAGACCGTGTATGAGCGGCCGTAGTTGCCCGCCTTGACCCACAATAGGGCAGGCCAAGCGGAAGCGTGGGCAGGGGCGGACTGCTCCGCGACCACCACCGCGTTGTTGACCAGGAACGTGGTGTCCGCCTCCTTGATGACTTTGATGCTGTCAGCAGGGTTCGCGCACGAGGTGTACGGGATGTTGCTACCCAGTTGGCCTGTGGGTCCGTAGATGGGCAGGTTCTCCCCTGTCTTGGCGTTCGCCATTGCCACATCCCCGCTGGGAGAGGTGTTCAGCAGGTAGACCCCGGTGGCCCCGTAATCCAGGACCACGGTATGGCCTCCCTCCTGGTAGCTGGTGAAGTTGGCCTGCACCACCCCGAGGTGATCCGTACCGAATCGACAGGTCAACCCTCGGGACGGCGTGCTCAGGCAGTTCACTTGCTCCTTCAGGTGAGACGGCAGGCGCAGCAGCTCGGGCTGTTGGGAGACCCCGCCGATCAGGTTAGGGATGCTTGAGGTGATGAGCATGAGTTACCTCCTAGAGAGAGCCCGGCGCATGTCCGGGGAATTGAAGAAATTTGGATCTGACGATTGCCCCATCACCCTACGGAACGCGCGTAAGGCAACGGCCTCGTCCTCCGCAGTGAACCCATCTAAGGTCTGGGAGCCGGTCACCCGCTTCTGGAACAGGCGGCTGGCACGTACGGCGACGAAACGCCGGGCCGCTTCGGGAAGCTCCTCAAAGGGCAACATGAAGGTGATTTCAGCGGTGACCGAACGGCCAACCTTGAACGTGTGGTTGCCCCGGTCGTAGAGGCGGCTACCGCGCTGCACGAGGTCGAGGTCCCGATCAGGGCCGAAGGAGTCCGCGAACAGGCAATTGAGGGGGAGGGCAACTTCGCCGTCCACGGTCGCGGGGAGCGGGTAACCGGATTCTGTGTTGAAGGGCCAACCGTGCATCTGGAGGTCCCTGGACGCCTCGGTGAGCACGGCTTGGGCGGTGAGCGCATCCACCGATTCCGTCCCCACCAGGGAGTTCACTGGGGACTCCGCAATGGTTCCCAGCATCTGATTCACGGCTTCGAGGGAAGTGGTCGGAGTGAGCATGGTGTTCTCGAAAAAATAGGGGACGCCTTGTTAGAGCGCCCCCTTGGGTTGATGATGAGTTCCCCTACTGGGGGCTCGGCCTTAGACCGAAGCGAGTTCCACCGAAGTCGCGGGGTTCAGCACACCGTGACCCATGGCGTACTTCGCCACCATCAAAGTGCCCTGCCAGCGAACGCTGTACTCGTGCTCCATTTGGATGTCCATGAGCTTCAGATTGCCCACGGTGTCCTCGGTGAACACGACGCCTACCGTCTTGGTGAAGTCACCGCCGTACTTGTTACCGTAGCCGGCCCCCAGGGAGCCGTCCGGCACGACGGTGCTGGGAACGTGGGTGCTCTTGAGCAGTTCAATCCCTGCCACTCGAAGGACCTTGCCTTCGGCGAACACGCCAGCACCACCCCAGTCCTTGTTCAGGACCTTCGTGTTCTGGGCGAGGCGGTTGTAGATGGCGGGGCGCAGGAAGGCGAAGCGGCCATCCTCCGGCACGTTCTTGTCGTCCAGCACGGTGGCGGCGTTGAAGAACGATTCCACCAGGGCGTCCATGTCGGTGTCCAGGCTGGGCACAGAGAGGACGGTCCCACCGAAGTCGGTGGAGATGCGAGCGGCGCCGCGAGCGGCCTGCACGGCAGTCTGGAGCAAGTGGCGGTCCAGAGTGTTCGCCAGGGCGTTGCCCAGCTTGCGGGCATACGGGGCACGAACTTCGTAATGGTTCATGGCCTCCTGGATGTTGGCGATGAACACGTCAGCGATCAACGGCATGTCCACCGTCAGGGTCACCTCGTTGTGCACGATGGGGGTGCCCTCGATTTCGGTGCCGGGGGCGTGGTACTTGGCAGTGGTGTCACCAATCACCGGGAACTGGGCGCTGCGGCCGTTGCTGATGGTCCGCTGCGTGACTCGGGGCAGCACTTTGTTCTGCGCATCGAACTGAGTCAGGATTTCACCAGCGAACTGAGTGAGGAACAGCTCGAAGTCATCGCCGGAGCCCTCGCGCTGACCGGGATTGGAGGGGAACGTTGCCATGTTGTATTTCCTTGTATTGATATCGGGAATGTCTCGTTTGCGAGAGCAAATAGACGAAGCAAAGCCCCCCCAGGCGCTGGGCCTAAGGGAGCTTCAGGAGGGGGTGGGGTTTAGGTGCCGGTGGGTTTGACGGAGACGCCGCGTACCTTTTCGTAGGTGCGGTACGCCCCGAGTCCCAGCAGGCCCATGAGGATGGTTGTGAGTTCGTCCAGTTGCAGCTTCGGGGGTGCACCCCAGCCAAGCCCGTTGGTTGCGGCCCAGCCAAGTAGCGGGATCAGGAAGAATTGACAAGCCAGAGCAAGGGCGCAAATCCAGCCAACTGCCGGGCGCCAGCCAGACTTGAATAGGGAGTCGGACTTAGCCTCCTCCGCGTTGATGAGTTGCTGACCTGCATCGCCAGCCACCAGGGCGTCCAGCACTTTGAATTCGCCGGCCTGTTGCATCTTCAGGACATCCAGCTCGGCCGAGGCGCGGGCTGCGGGGTCCGGGAAAACGCGGTCGAAGACTTTTTCGAGCACAGGACCAAAGGGGACCAACGCTGAAAGAAAGCTCATCGGGGAAGGTCCCCAGAGACCTTGAGGCGTGCCTCGACTTCAGCACGGAAGGCCGAGTCGAGGCGGTACTCAGGCTTGCGCATGTCGGCGGTCACCTGTGCCCACGATTGATAACCAGCCACGCCGGAGCCCTGGGACACAGCCGAGGTCAGCAGCTTGGGCTCGGGACGGTTCGCCGCAGCGAATCGCGTATGGAGAGCCTGCACGGCGAACTTGGCGGTGTCGATGTCGCCCCCGTTGACGAGCTTGTTGTACGAATCAATCTCGGCTTTGGTCAGCGTCGAGGACGCCCATGTCACGAGGCGTTGGTACTCGGCCGCGTCCTTCACCACAGAAGTGATGACGGCGGTTTCGTACTCTGCCGTTTTGGCTGCGGAGCTTGCCACCATGCCCGAGACGTACTGATCCACGGTGGCTTGATCCACGCCTTGCTTCGCCAGCGCTGCGTAGGTCGCTGCGGACAGGCTGCCGGTGTCCAGCTCCGAACTCAGACCGTCACGGGTGAGGCCCGCATTGGTGAGCAGGCTGTCCACGAAGGACGTGCCGGGGTTCTCGGGCTGAACTTGGGGAGCAGTCGCAGGAGTCGCAGCAGGAGAACCAGCAGGGGACGGTGCGGGAGCGGGATCGGTGGGAGCACCATCGGGATTGGCGGGGGACTTTGACGGTACGGAGGACAGACCAGCGGCGGCAGAGGCTTGGCCTGCCTCATAGCGTTCCTGCATAGATTCGTTGTGACCATCGGGGGCTCCACCCTCGCGGTTAATGGTGATGGAATTGGCTTGGTTCATATCAATCAGAAGTAGACGGCGACAGCGCCACCTTCCATGCGGTAACCCTTGGCGGTCGGATAGGTCCGCGTCAGGGTCTCATAGCCAGGAGGCAGCTTGGACATAGGCAGCAGCGTGGGCTGCCCAGCGGGAGGGGAGAGGCGGGCCTTGTCCTCGGTTGCGTCCCCTAGGTTTTGGACCACGATGTTCTCAGCGACATCGGCGGCGGTGGGTTCTTGAGTCACGGGGTCCTGCGCGGGTTTGCGGGCAGCTTTGGTCATTCCTTCATTCCTTCTTTAATGAGATTGCCCCCGGCTTGAATGGCCGGGTTCAAGCCTTGCTGCATCATCTGCATTGCCATGGCTTGCTGATCGTTTTGTTGGACTTCCGCCTCCGAAAGGAGAAGCCCATCGGCTCTGACACCACAGGCGGTGAACACGAGTGTCAATATGTCGGCAACCCGGAGGCGCTTAGCCACTTGCTCAGGGCCAACGGCCGCTACAGCCTTGGATAGAGCCTGCTCAAGTTTGCTCAGGTCGCTACTGCGTCCCAGGGCCTCTAAGCCTGTGACCACCACCGGCTTGACATCCTTCTCGGGAAGCGCCGGGAGCTTGCCCGCTTGCTGTAGCACGTACATGGTGCGGGTTGCCAGGGGTAGCTGTAACTCTTTCGCCAGGAGCGAGTAGAGACCACCCAGGGAGTCCTCCAACTCTTGCGCCACGTATCGAATTTCCTCGGCAGTCACCCGCTCGCCTCGGCGTTGCACGGCGCTGTTCAAGAGAAACGCGAACGACAGGCGTTCAGTGGTGGAGTTGGCCTGCTCCAGGGCCACCCGGAAGTCGGAATACTTGCCGAGTTGGAGGGCGTTCACGTCATTGACGGTTCCGTCCACAAAGTCCCCGTTGCGGGCTTTCGCTAGGTCGTCCTTTTCGGTGACTCCGTTCGGGTTCACCAGGAACAGCAGCTTGGCCGCGCCCACTGCTCCCTCCAGCAGCGCCTGGGATAGCCCCTCCAGACTCAGGAGGTCTCCCAGGTACTCATGGACGTAGGAGCGCCCATAGTCACGGCCGGCTTGCTTGATGAGGCGCAGCGGAATCCAGGGACACTTGTCCAGCGGGTACTCACCCCGTGTGCCTGGGACCTCCAGCCCTCCGACCTCCTGGTACGCCACCCATTGCGTGGACTCTCGGGTGACGTGGGTGTAGATGGTCACCTCGTCTTTGTTGTCATCCCGGTTCTTGGACGCCTTCAGCAGGGCACGGAAGTCCGGGTCTAAAGCCACTCGGGCGATCTTTTCCTGGAGCACGATGTCGAGGACGTTGCCTGCGCGGTCCCTGCGGCACACATAGGCGTGCAGCCAATGGAGTTCCAGCGGCCCGTCATCAGGGAGGTACAGCAGCACGTTGCCGGCCACGATGAGGTGCTTGAACAACTCGAAGCTGGTCTCGTGAAGGCCGCGACTGGTCAGCTCAGAGGTGACCCGCGACTCAAGCGTGCTTAGCCCCGTTTCAACCTTGGAGCGAATATCCGGCGTGGCGGACATCGAGGCAAGAACTTCGTCCTCGACCTTCAGGCGGAAGAAGGGGGTCTTGGGGGGGAACAGCGCCAGCATCATCTTGGCGGCGATGTTGTTGACACCACGCGAGCCTACCGACTGGTACGGGGTCACAAAGTCGTCAACCTTGGTGGGGTGCTGCGGGAACAGCGAGGGGATCGTGACACCGGCACAGCGAGCGGCATCGGAGATGTAGGAGGAGCGCTTGGCTTGGAGGTGTGAGTAGAGGCTCCCTGCGGTTGTTTTATTGGGGAGTGCTCCGGTCATTGTTTAGCTCGGAATGTTCAGGCCGGACATACCGCTTCGGGCGGGAGTCGGGACCGTGAGCACGGAACGGCCGGAGCGGCGTGGGTTCTTCTTACCGCCAGTGTCCACAACGGTGGGCTTTACGGTCTCCTCGGGCAGCGGCACTTCAGGGGCCGGGGCGTGCGGTTTCGGAGCGGTGCACATGAGTGTTAGCGTCCTTTCTGAGTTGGGTTGATCTGATGCTCGTACTGGCGGCGCAGGAACTGGAGAACGGCTTGCTCCCCCTGGCGCACCCGCAACAGCGCCACCACGGTGTCCGCAGAGGCGTCGATTGGTGGTGTGATGGGGGTGTTGGGGAAAGCCGTGTCCAGCGCCTTCAGCAACGACTCGGAGATGGGTGCGGTGATTCGCATACTTCGCCGGGTTGTCCAATAAGGGTCGTTTTTATTTTTGGATAGCAATCGTCAGGGCGAGCATGATGGCTGCGACCTTGGCAGAGACACTGGCCCACCCAGCACGTACCTTGGCCCACAGCTTGCGGAACGGGGTAGCGATGGTGAAAGCCACGTCTGCCAGAGCGCTTTTGAAGGCACCCTTGACGGTCGGCTCTTGGCCTGCGCGGTGTTGGGCGATGAATGTCTTGACGGCCACGACGGCCACCCAAACAGTCAGGATGATGACGGCGGCGACAACGAGGGCGATGAAGATGGACAGGTGGTTCATAGGGGGTCCTTGGGGTATGTAGAGAACAGGGGGTGCGGCGGGTTAGGCGGTGCGCTTGCCGCTCGCTTGGTTTTGCTCGTGAGCGATGAGGAGGTCGATGGTGTGACGGGCCTTGCGTAGATCGGCGATGCCGTTCTTGCTGCGGAATCTCGTCACGTACTTGATGACCGTGTGCTGCATGGGGTCCAGGCGGTTCACCATTGAGAACTCAAACGGTTGAATCGGCATGTCCTTGTAGTGAGCGCCGCCCTCCTGAATGGCCCACGGGTTTTGTGTGGAACCTTGCTCGGCCGGCTGCTCGCTGGCCGCACTCGGACGTGGGTCGGTGAGAGGCGGCTCCTTTGGGCGCCACATGGGCAGAGAAACGTTGGACGAACAGGACCAGCAGATGGCCCCCTTCTTGTTGAGGGGGATGGTGGGGTCGTGCCGGGCGCACGTCAGGCAGTCGCGGCGTTCTTCCCCTTCGGGGCCGACAGGGATGGGTGGATAAGGGCTCATTGAGAATTCCCTGAACGTTGCGGTGTGGTGTGCCATTCGGTGACCGTCACTGTCTTGGTGTGCGGGTACACCTCACTCACCTCGGGGGTGAGGTAGTCCCAATCGGTGTGGTAACTCCCGTAGCGTCTCTGATCCACAGTGAAGAAACGCTTGGTCTCCAGATGCTCAAACACGGTGCACAGGTGCTGGCCTTTCCCCTCCTGTGTCCAGTCGCCAGTTTCCCGAACGGCGAAGCCTTCAGGCTCGCCATCGCCGCCGTTGAAGGCGTTCAGCAGTTCTGTTCGGGGGTCCATAAGATGGGTTTCCTTTTCTTGTAGTCGTAGTCGGTGTGGCGGCAGATACGCGCCACGCGGGCCTGCTGAATCGCCACCTGCTCGGAGAGGCCGGCCTTCCGGTAGGCGGCAACAACCACAGGCCACAGCGGGTCCTCGGTGTTCAACAGCTCCAGGGCTTTTTTCGGACCAACGCCGGGACACCCTGTGTAGCCATCGGTGGTGTCTCCGGTCAGCGTCTGGTACAGGTGCCACCAGTCCGCCTCCTCGCTGTTTATCTCGAAGAACCGACCGTTCCCTTGGTTGTAGTGCTTGCCCGGTAAGGTTTTCATGTCCTTGTCCAGACTGGCGAGGATTCGGTCGCCTTGGATCAGGGTCGGGTGGGTCAGCAGGATGCCTGCCACGTCGTCCCCCTCAAGGGTGGGACGCATGTACGCTCTGCTGCCGTACTCGGTCAGGCACCATTCAAATAGGTGGCGCCTCAGCAGGGGCCGTCTGGTGCCCTTTCGGTTGCCCTTGTAGGTGGGCAAGATGTCCAGACGCCAGTTGCGGTCTAGGTCCGTCAGCGGTAGCACGAAGTCATCTGCCTTCAAGGTGACCACTAGGGACTCGATGGCGGATCGCAGGGCGTGCTGGCCGTGTTCCTCCTCGGCGTGGTATGTCCACATGCCGTCGTCCCAGCGGTGCTCGTGCTCCACCTGGAGGGCAGCTTGATAGATCAGGATGTCAGCGTCCAGGATCGCCGTCAGCTTTGGCATGGGGGTTCTCCTTGGTTCGATTGCAGCTTGTGCAAGTGGTGTCTCGGTAGCGCCGGAATGGCATCTGGGTGTTCACCGGAAAGGCGCCATCCAGGAAGACCTGGCGACAATCCCAGCACAGCAGGGAAGTGGGGGTTGGTGATTGGTAGAGCCGCAGGTCAAAACGCATCGGCCATCTCGTCAGCAGCGAGGCCGGCCACGGAGCCGAAGCACATGGCTGCGCCCATACGGACGAAGGTGGCAGCGACTTCGCTGAAGCGGTCTTGGGCGTCAGCCGGCAGGGCGTCGAAGGCGGGTAGGAATACGCCCGCTGCCTGTCCGGCTGCCGCGTACAGCTCCTCCAGGCCAGCTTGCACGAAGCTGCGTTCCGCCACCGCGACATCCGCTAAGGCGGGTTCGCAGGTGTCTTTGAACGCTCGATAAAACTCGCTCAGCTTGGCCTGGGCCGAGTAGAACTGGGGGGAAAATTGTTTGGGCATAGCGCTCCTTTGTCTAGAGCAGACCCCGCGCGACTAGCACGGTTTGGCCTGTGGGTGTGATTCGCCATTGACGCCCGTAGGTGTCCTTGGCTTGGCGTGTGGTGATGTAGCCTTGTGAGGCCAACGCTGCTACTTCCTGTGCTCGCTCGCGGGAGAAGTCCGACTGGATACTTCGCGGCGCCAGGAACACAAGGTGCAGCGCTTCCAGCGTTTCTCTGTCCATGGTTAGTGGGTCTCGGCCCAGGTGTGGCCGATCTTGGATTCGCCATCCGTTGGACAGCGGAAGTTGAATTGCTCACCCGCTTTGCGGACCATCAGCGGCGCCAGTTCGGCGACTTCGCGGGCTATGGCTTCCGTCCGGCAGGCGATTTGCACCTCGTCGTGGACAAAGGCCACCTGTGCGTAATCCCCGTCAAAACCGTGGATGAAGCCCCTTTCCTCCATAACTGTGTGGAAATTGATGAGCCATTGCTTGCAGATGACCGCGCCGGCTGACTGCAACAGCGTGTTCAGTGCCGCGTGTTCGGAGCGAATGGGGACGATGCGCCGGTCGAGGCCGATGATGTAACCCCTCTTGGAAGCCGCCTTCACCTTGTCGATCAGCATGGACAGAGCCGGCAGTCCAGCGAGGAACTTCGTGCGCAGGCGCCGCCCGGCCGCTCGGTCTTTCCCAATGATCTGCCCCAGCTTGCCATCCCCGGCCCCGTAGAGGAACGCATAGATGAACGTCTTTGCGTTCGCTCGGGTGGGCAGGCCGGCAGCTCGCTGGTTGACGGAGTGAATGTCCGTCCCCTTGGATGAGTCGCCTGTCAGCAGGATTCGGGTGTACGCCCCGTCGTCATAGGGGTGCATGAAGTGGGCGAGGCAGCGCAACTCCAGCCCGGAGGCATCAGCGCCGACGAGCCACCAACCGGGCGGGACAACCCAGCAGGCCCGGCAGTCCTCGCCATAAGGAGAATCGCTAGAGGGCGTTTGGGAAACGTTGGGGTAGGAGTGTGTGCACCGACCAGTAACCGCGCCGTTTGGCGTGATTGAGCCATGGATTTTTCCTTCAGGTGAGACCAGCTTGAGCCATGCGTTGTCCCCGTCTCCCACCTGTCCGATGCGCTTTTGCACCAGGAGGTATTCAACGAGGTCCGCGACTGGCGGGTAGGGGAGATGTTTAAGAATTTCCTCATCGACCTGGGGCTTTCCACTGGGCGTGAACTCGGTGGGGTCCCAGCCGAACAGGGTCTTAAGGCGGTTGGCGATGTGGTCACGAGAACCGGGGTTGAACACCAGGGTCTTTTTCTTGACCACGGGAACGCCTTTGACGTAGCCCAGCTTCTTGTTGTTGACCTTGGGTGTGAACGGACGAAGCTCCACGGTCCACGGCGGGAACCACCCGGCCAGCTTGTTCTCCAGGGCAGCGCGGCGCTCAACCAGCTTCAGGTACAGGGAGCGGGCTGCGCCGGAATCGAAGTGAAAGCCGTTCCGCTCTTGCTGGGCCAGGAGCCAAGAGACGCGGTGCTCCAGCTCAAGTGACTGAAGGGCGGGCAGCTTGGCTTCGATCCGTTCAAGGAGGGCCAGAGTGACCCGAACGTCCTGGGCGCAGTAGTCCAACATCTCCGGGGTGTACTTGTCCCATGCGTCCTCCTGTTCTCCATAGTCACCCTTCAGGATTCCCAGCCGGTAGCCCCAGGCTTTCAGTGAGTGAGACCCCCAAAGGCTCCCAGGAAGCCGCCTGCTCTTGACCAGATTGGTGTCACTCTTTTTGATGTCAGGCCAAACCAGACGGGCGCACGTCAGGGTGTCGATGAGGGCTTCCTGGGGGATGTGGAGTTTGGGAAGGAGCTTGCGCAGAACGGGGTGGTCGTACTTGATGCCGTTGTGGGCGGCAACTCTGAGGCCGAGGTCCACGTAACGCTGAAGGTCCTCCTGGTAGCGCTTGGTTTCTGTTGGTGGGTAGCGGTGCTCCTGGCCTGTGCGGCGGTCGAAGATGACAGCGCAATGAAGCGTGTCCACTGTGGACAGGAGCCCGTTTGTCTCCGTGTCCGTAACCACATCCGCCAACCAGGGTGTTGGGGCGGTGTCAGCCATCATTGGGTGAGCGTCCAGGTGATGAAGCCGTCCTCAGGGGGCGAATCGTCCACGACGAAGCCGCAGCCGACGAGGTTCGACATCGAGACGTGGTTGCGGTCCGATGTGTAGGTGTTGATCCGGGTTAGGCCCAGCTCCCAAGCCTTCTTGATCCGGGCGCTGATGAGGCGCCGTTGAAAGCCCAATCCCCGGTAACCCTCCACGACACCGCAGCGAATCAGATCGGCAGTCAGCTCGTCCAACGGTTTAGTCACCGTCAGGGCGGCGAAGGCCACAGCCCGGCGACCATCCAGCACCAGCCACCAAAGGGTGTCGTGATCGGTGCCTTCAGGGTCGATGCAGAGGTCCGAGGGGAACACCTCCAGTTGCAGACGCTTAAGCCGCTCCACATCCAGTTCGCTGTCAATCCGGGCGGCACGGAGTGTGTATCGCGCCATGCTCAGAACTCCCGGTATTGGTCGCGCAGGGACTTCAAGAAGTAGCGGACGTAGCGCTGGCCGGTGGTCTTGTGCCGGCGCGTGTCGCTGACGATGACGTAGAAGGCACGCAACTCGTGGATTCGTTTGGTCAGGGACTGCACGCCCAGGTCCAGGATGGCATCGCGCTGGGTGATGCTTCCCGTGGTGTTGAGGTAGCTCAGGAGCGCTTTGCCTTGGGGCGTCAGGTCCTTCCACACCATCGGTGGAATTTGCACGTTGGCAGGAATACGCTTGGTCATTGAGGAGGTCCTTGTTGATCGGAAATGGAAAACCCCGCCGGCCCTAGGTGGGCGCAAGCGGGGTCTGTGAGGTGAGGAGGGGGGGAGAGCCTTCAGCGGCTCCCTGGGCAGATCAGTAGCCGCCCTTGATGATTTCCCCTAGGCGGCCGCCCAGGTCCATATTCAGTGCGTTCATCAGGATGGCGCTCGGGTGATAGTCGTCGGCCATGTCCTGGGCCGTGAACGTCCAATCGCCCAGTTCGACCAGGGGAACATTGCGCAGCGTGGCAACGCGGCGGATGCGGTTGCGAACGTCATCCAGGCGACTGACCGATGTCTGAGTCATGAGGCCACGCACGGGCAGTACCGGGGGAGTACAGAGGAGCGGCTTGCGGCCTACGCCCTGGCTGATGCTCACCATCGCGTTGATGCAATACTCAAAGTCCTCCAAGGAGAACACATATACACCGTAGGCCATCGCAACGGCCTCGTTGATGCCGTAGCGGAACATCTGGTACTCGGCAATGTCGTATGCGGCGGAGAAGTCGAAGGGTCCCCCCACGGTCAGGATGTCGCGCCACGGGCCGGTGTCGGTCATCGCGTGCTGTGCGGTACAGCCACCCACCGAACGGTCATCCAGGACCAGAAACGAACCCCGCCCGCCAGCACCGATGCTGCTCAGGGGTGAGTACGCTATGCCGGCGTCTTTGACAAAGGCGTTGGACGTGTAGCTGTCACCGAAGATGGAAACGGTTTTCGGGTTGTATTGAATTGCAGCGGCCACAGGGCCTCCTTATTGTTGAATGCTGAGTTAAAAGAAAAGTCCCGGAGTGCGCCGTGCGGGGCGTTGGGCGGCGTGGTCAGAAGTCCGGTGCCGTCTCGTTTTTGAAGGGCGAATCGGCGAATTGCTCGTGCGGTGCGAGACGGCCATCGCCGTGGGAATAGAGAAGGCCCAGGGTCTTGCCGGTGCTGCGGCCCGTGTTGCGATCCTTCAGAACACGGAACAGGCTCACGCCGCGCTCGCTCTCGTCCTCGGTCTGCTGATTGCGCTCCAGTCCGAACATGAAGTTGGACCAGAAGCCGATGGAGCGGGAGCCCTTGAAGTGCCGGATCATCACGCGACCTCCCTCCTCGTGGGGCTTCCCCTCAGGGGTCGTCAGGTGCGACACAAGGTGCAGGATGAGGCCCAGCTCGTGGACCAGCCCGGCCAGCTCCTTCATGATCTGTTCCAGGCTGCCCTTCTCATCGGTGGTGTCGGCCAGGGCCGTGAGGTGGTCGAGGTAGAACACCTTGATGTCCAGGGCTGTAGCCATATACCGGATGTGTCCTTTCACAACATCCCAGTCGGTTTGACCGAACGAGTCATACACGCATCCTTTGCCGATCAGCCACTCGGAGCCCTGGTCCAGTTCCTCCTGGGTCCACTCGGCGTCCGGGACGTGGAACAGCTTGCCCATGTACTTGCCAGCGATGCGCTTGCCCAGCTCATCCACAGGCGTCTCCAGGAACACCAGACCGACACGGATACCCTGCGCCATATCGAAGGCGATCTGCTGGGTGAGCCAGTCGGTCTTACCGATCCCCGTGCCGGCACCGAAGGTGTAGACCTCCTTGTAGCGGCGCCCGTAGGTGGCGGCAGTCAGGCGGTCGTCCCACCAGGGGAGCCCCATCTCGACGGGCTTCTTGATGCGTTCGATAACGTCCTCGAAAGACAGGAGCCCATCGGGTCGGTACTCCTTGGCGTTCCATATGGCTGAGACTATTTCATCTTGGCGCCCGGCCTTCATCAGCTCACTGGGGTCTTTCAGGGCTAGAGTGGCGATCTTGGCCCTGCCCACCGGGAGAATGGCGGCGCATTCTTTAGCGGCGGCTATACCTGGGTCGTCCTGGTCGAACATGAAAATCACCTCCTCGAACTTTTCCAGGAACGAGAGGTTTCGCTTGATGGCCTTGAGGGCGGCAGAGGCCCCATTGGGAACAGAGACCACAGGCCACTTGTTGTTCTGCGCCTGCGAGACGGTTAGGCAATCAATCTCGCCCTCGGTGACGACGATCTTGCGCCCCCCGCCTGACCACAGGTGGGCACCGAACAGGGCTACTTCAGAGAAGTCCCCGAGGGTGCTGAAGTCCTTGCTTGCCGTGCGGACCTTCTGGGCTACGAGGTCTCCGTCTTGGTCGCGGTAGTTCGCAACTTGGACGGTTTCCCCTTTGTGTGTGGCAACCGAATAGCCGAATTTCGCGCACGTTTCCTCGGTCAATTTGCGCTTGGGAAGCGCCCGGTATTCCCCGGTCAGTAGGCTGGACATTCGTTTACTCCTTGCGGTTTGAGGGGGTGCGCTGCCGTCGCCTGGAACGTAGTTCTCACAAGCAAAGCAGTGGGTGTGCCCGTCCGAGTACAGGCTGTTGGCGTCCCGGCTCCCGCAGGCGGTGCATGAGGTGTGGCGGATGAAGTGGGACTCGTCAGCCATGGCTGGGGAAGAACAGTGCCTTGCCACTGAACTGGAACTGCTCGGCCAGCTCGTGCTCGGCAAACACCTTGACGGCCAGGAATACAGAGCGCAGCAGGGCGTGCACGCTGTCCTCAAAGTCCCAGGCCCACCAACGGCCCCGGTGCGTCTCCAGTTCCCCGGAGACATTGCAAGGGCCTACGACAACGATTTGGAACTCGTAGCCCCAAGGCGTGTATCGGTAGTCGATACCGGCGTCCCCTAGGAGACGGGGAAGCTCGATTTCCCGGATAGTTCGGAAGAACCGCGCTCGGGCCTCGGCTTCAAACAGAGAAGGCTTGTTCATGGCAAAAGAAAAGCCCCTTGCGGGGCTGTGTTGGTTGGTGGCTGCGCCGCAGCATCAGAGGTCAGGACGTGCGGCGAGTCGGTTGGTGGGGTCGATGTTCTATAGTTGGACGATGAAAAAGTTGTTGTTATTGGCCGCTCTGGTGGCCGTTTTTCAGGTGCCCGTACACGCCAAGACCCCTGTCCCTGAGGGTCTTATTCCGAAGATAGTCCCGGCGAAACCAGCCGATAGCGTTGCTGAGGGCTGCTTTCTCGTGGTCCGCTTACTTGAGCACAAGCAACGCTCAGCAACGCTAAGCGATGCGATGGGGGCAGGCACTTGTCAGGGGTACATCAGGGCAGCGCGGGACCTGGAGTTCGACCACGGCTGCGAGATGACTCAGATTGGGTCGATAACTGATCCGTACCGACTGTTCGGCGCCGCCATCATTGACCACCGGATCAAACGTCAAATGAGTTACCTCGACGTGGCGCGGGAAGTTGTCCGTGAACTCAACGGCTGCCCCCCGCTGGAGAAGATGTAGTCCCCCTCAGGTATTCACCTCCTTCCACCATTTGCGCACATCAAAGCAGGGGCAATCCTTCTTGACTCCTTTGAAGTCGCGGTGACCCTGGATGACGGCCCCACGGTACTGCTTGGAGAGGTCCTTGAGGAGCGCCACTAGGGTCACCATCTGCTCCGGCGTGTAGTTGTTCTCGGCGGTCTTGCCATCTTTCTCGGCTACCCCGCCAGCCAAGCAGATGCCCAGGCTGGTGGCGTTGTGGCCGTAGACGTGTGCACCAATCAAGTCCTGGCCGCGCCCTTCTTCAACGGTGCCGTCTCGGCGGATAACGAAGTGATAACCGATGCAGGCCCAGCCTCTGCCGCGATGCCAGCGGTCGATGGTTCGTGCTCCGATGTCTTGGGAGGGTCGGGTGGCGCTCGCATGGACCACGAGGTAGTCCGTGCGGGGGCGTTTTTTGAGTCCGGCTACGGTGCTCATGTGTTTTCCTTTCTGGGTTCGTCCAGCCACGCCGGGGGGATTAGCCGGTCGGTGTACTGAAAGCCGTGCTTCGCGCACCACGCGGCATAGCTGGTAGGGGAGCCCTTGTAGATGGGCGCTTTGCTCCGTGAGAAAACGAAGCGGATGTCGATGTCTGGGTGCTGGGCGCGGATGAGGAGATGCTTCTTGCGGTCGGCCGAATCGAAAATTCCCTTGGATTCAATGACGATTCCGTTGGGGAGAACGAAGTCCGGCGTGTACCTGTGGTTTTCGGCGGGGGTCTCATACTTGATGACTGACCCCTTGTCCTCGTACAGGACTTCAACACCGATAGATGCCAGTTGAGCTGCGAGCTTTGCTTCCAGCCCGCTCCGGTAAGCGGTGATCCGCTTGATTGCCTTCCCCCCAGCCGCGCGGCGGGGAGCTGTCATCAGAAGTCCTCGTCACCTGCGGTGTCAGCGGGCACAGCCGCATCGGACACAGCATCGTCGCCTGCGGCCTCGAATTCGGAGCTGTCGAAGCCGTCGTCCTCCGGCGCAAATCCGAAGCCACCAGCGTCTCGCTGACCACCCTGGACGAGCTTGATGACCTGAGCCGCCTTCAGGCGCAGCGAGACACCAGCCGCACCCGTGCCGGGGATGAAGTACGGGTTGGCCGTGAACGATAGGCGACCCTCGCTGCCACCCCAAATCTCAGGCACCTTTTTGAGGGCCACGCCTCGGGCGTCAAACACGGCCGGGCGCTGGTTCCAGGTGCTCTTGTCCTTGCGCACGCCGCCGGCTCTCATGGCGATCTTGATGAGGACGTAGCCCGTGGGCTCCTCGGTCTCCTTGTCGTACTCAGGGGCGCCCACGTCGTTGAAGGTCACCTCCTTCAGCTTCTTGCGTTGAGCAATCGGCAGCTCTTTGAAGGCGCGGCTTGCTTCTTCACGGGCTTCTTCGATCAGGCCACCCAGCTTCTCGCTGATGAACTTTTCAGCGTCCGCTTCGGGCAGCTTCAGGGTGACCTTGTACTCACCATCCGGTTTCGGAAACGCCTTGGTCCCGAAGTCGGGCTTGTCCAGGGACGGGTAGACGAACACGCCTCGGGGGGAGGTGAATTCCAGTGCTCGCTTCTTGGTATCTTTGCTCATAGGGCTCTTTCAGGGGAAAAGAAAAGCACCTCGTAGGTGCCTTCAGGTTTGTGTGCTGGGTCGTTACACCCAGGTGATGGGATCAGGGGTGATGAACACCGGGATGCCGTACAGCGTGTGGCGGGCAACTAGGGTTTCCTGGTATCCGTGGCTACCGATGACCGTGCGGTGGACACGGTGTTTGGCCGTGGGCTTTCCGATGGCCCCGCCTTGCTCGCGCATCTCTAAGCCCCTCATTACGGACGCCCACTCGGGGGGGCTGAACGTGAACGCTGCGGTGAAGCAGGCACCAGGGAGGGTGCTCTCGGCGGCTTGTCGGCAGGCTTCCGGGATATCTTTGGGATCGAACGACAGAAGTTGCATCGGCGGTCCTCCTTCAGGCGCCGAAAGTGTTCTCGATGGCATCCGCGTCGATGCCGGCTTCCATCAGTTCGGTCCGCAGGTCCACAGGGATGGGACGCCCCTCGCTCGCCAGCGTGATGGCGCGGCGGGTCTGGATGGCGAACGCGGACGGGTGGTCAGCGCCCATCGGGGGTGTATCAATGGAAGGGACGGAGTAGTCGAATGCCATGGTGATCCTTTGGTTGGGTGAGGAGGACACCTGACGAAGACGCCGGGTTGTCCAATAAGGGTCGTTTTTATTGAAAATCCCGGAGTAGGGATGGTCACGATTGCGAGAGTGTTCAGGCAAAGCAATACCTGCTCGCCTTGACGGCCTCTAGGTCCAGAGAGCCAACGGGCGGTATCGGCGGGAACTTCGCCGCCACCTCCGGGGCGACCAACTCAGCCATTGAGTCCTGGAAATTGCCAAGCACGTTTATCCCCCCGTAGATTTCCACGAACGCCTCGCGGACCGCCTTGAAATACACGTCCATGTCGCAGGCGTGGGTCCCGAACGAGTCATGGACCACGGCGAACGAGGTAACCCCGGACTCCTCGCCCCGGACCACAGTGAGGGTCAGGTGAGCGGCATCGCAGGAGTGGACGAAGTTCGGCGCAATGCCGTCCTCCATCTTCCGCACGTTCAGCCCGCCGTCCTTGCTCGGTTCCAGCAGCGGCAGGGTGAGACCACCGTGCAGGCTGGTCGTTACTCGGCGTGTACGCATGTCCGGGTACGCCTGCATCACTGGGAAGCCCACGGCGTTCTCCCAGCGGGCCGGGATGTTCTCCTTGGCGACCCGGTTAGCCACCGACTGGAGCCACTTCATCGCTGAGGTTGCCGCCACCAGGGTCTCCGTGACCGAAGCCCAGATTTTCTTGGCGAGGTAGCGGGCAGTCGCGTTCTTGTCCCCGGTGAACGGGTAGAGGTCCTTGTCGATGCTCCCATCAGGGCCTGTGGCGTGGGCCAGGGCCGGGTCCAGGATGTCGTCAAGGAGCTGGTCGGTGAACCCGTACTCTTTCGACCCGTAGGCGAGCGTCATCACCGGGCGCTTGGTCACCTTGCGTGTCACCCCGAACTCCAGCCACTGAGCGGCGAGGGTCTTGGTGCCCTGAATCACCACAGCCGCGCCATCCTTGGTGTGGCTTAGACTGTCCTCGGTGCCATGTTCCAGGTCTCGGCGCAGCTCGGCACTCACGGCGTCCGCCACGATCCGGTACACGTCCTGGGGCCGCTCCTCAGGGGTGAGGTTCACAGCGCGGGCGCCGCTGGGGTCTCGCAGCATGGCGCTGAAGTGTTGGATTCCCGAACACGAGCCGTCCATTGCCACCGACAGGTGCGACACGAAGCCGTCCGGGTCCGCCCGGTAATCGTTCCACTCGAAACAGAACGCCAGGAACTGCCAGGGGGAGTCGATAGCGATTTCGCCAATGGCTCGGCACCAGCCCCGGTTGTTCATCGGATCAGCGGCGCATGCCCGGATGGCCTCATCGTTATCCCAGACCCATTGCACACGCTCCTCGAAGGTCACCTTGTCGTTGCCGGCGAGGTTGGCCCCTTGGTAGGCCAGCCAGAAGGCCCCGCGCTCCCCCAAAGGCTTCCCCTCGGCGAACCTGAGGAGGCCCTTGGCGGGGTCAGCGCCTTGCGGGGATAGTCCAGAGGGGACAGAGTAGAGGCGCCCACGGTAGTCGTACTGGTAGGGGAAGTAGATTGCCGGGTACTTGGCGAACCTGTTGGCGGTGCCCAGCATCAAGTTGGTGGCGATGCGCTCGCCGCTCAGGCTCTTGTTTGCGGCCCAGGCGACGGCAGCGCGGCGGCGCCAGCTCCTGCGGGACTCCTCGTTGCTTGCGATGTCAGCCGGCTTTGGGGGGATAGGAACGCCACCACGGTGGGGCAGACCCGCCTCGGCAATGTCCTCATCCCACATGCTATTCATCACTTCCAGGACGCGGTTGTTCACTTGCCACCCCGTGTTCTGGACGTTGTTGATGGCCTCGTAGATCACAGGCATCTCGTAGTTGGGCAGCTCGGCGAGGAACCCCTGGTTGCGGGTTTTCACGAGCGGGTAGGGCCGCTTGGCGTAGGTTAAATAGCCCCCGAACTCCTCCGGCGACCAAGGCATAGGCGGGACCACCATCGGCTCGTGCTGTGGGCGCAGGGCCTCGGTTGCCGCGTTGCGTCGGTCGATCCAATCCAGGGCGGCTTGTGTCGGCAGCAACTCGTTGTACGTCTTACCTTTCCGGCCCCGTGCGGCTTGAACGTGGAACAGCCCCGTGGTCTCGATAACGAAGTCGATCAGGGCTAGTCCGATGTGGACCCGCTCATGCGCCGGCAGCTCGTCAACGACGCCCTTGAGGTGGCGGTGAACAAAAGTGCGGCGGAACTGGTGCGACACCCGCTCCGTGGCGTTTTTCACGAGCTTGCCCGCCTCCTTGGCGTCCTTTTCTCTCAGCTCCTCCAGGCGCATCTCGTCGTCCACCATTCGGCCAACCACAGAGGCCACCGAAGTGAGGTGGCGAGTTGATCGGATGCCAGCCACGCATCCCAGGAGAGCGAGGTATGCCGCCTTGCGGGGGTTGATCTTCCGCAAGTGCTTTGCGGAGGCGTGTCGCTTGCCGGGCTTGCCCGTATCCAAGGAGCGGAGGAATTCTTCGATGCGATCCGCGACCACAGCATTGAACCGCTTCATCAAGGCGGTGCCGAAGCTCGTGCTGTTCTCCTGCTCACGCTGGCGAGCTGACTCCAGGTTGCGGTAATACGAATCTATCCCGCGTTCCATGATTTCCTGTTCGATCCGTAGCTGTTCCGAGACCATCTCGGGATCGAGAGAATCAAAGTAAATAGAAAAGGCGTCACCGCCCTTAAGGGATAAAACCGACAC